TGCGGAGACAAAAAGAGCGGATGCTCTTCCTGTCGTCAAACATCGTGCAATACACCACAAGGGCTAATTCACGGGAAGGCATCCGCCGTTATCACAATGCAGCGAGGCTGCAATATGGGCATAAAAATAAGCCCATCAAAATTTAATAAGTTCGGGGCTTGACATTCATCTCACCCTTGATGATGTAACATTACATCGACGTTTGACAATTGCAAATTTGGAAAGTATTTTTGTAACTGCCAAAAGAAAACGCAATTATTTTTTGCGTGGTATGAAAATTACGGATAAATATCAGTTGCCCAAGCTCCATGCAAATCTTCATCTAAATCTGTTGCACCAACACGCATTAACTGCAACCTACTCCATTCCCAGTTAGAGATGGAGGTCCATTCTCCACCTTTATAATGTAGGCGCAAATCAAACTTGTGTCCTACTCCGTCAACTGTGTAATGCCCTGATACATTATAGGCATTGTCCCCCATAATAAAAAATTCTTCATTTGAGAAATCAACATCTGAAGAAGTATGCAGATTGACTTTTACTATTTGCTCAGCAATTGTTATAGCCTTTGTTTTCATAGGATCTTGTTCTGCAACTTGCTCTGTAGTATCTGAGTTTATAGTATTAGAATCGCTATCGCACATATTTACTACAAAAATGAAAATCAAGCCTATGATTAACATCATTAAGCATCCCATAGAGCAACTTTTAAATGAAGGTTCTTTTTGTTTCATAGAAGGTATTTTTAGTTAAAACCTAGCAGAAAGAGCAGCTACGCTTTGGGGCATTTCTCACTCACAGATTGAGTGCTTAGAGAATCCTTTTACAAAAAATACTACTGCTTCAAATCGTTGTTTTTCCCGGCATTCACAAAAACAGTCACAATACTAATGACGGCGCCAAAGCCAAAAAAACCGGCAAACCAATTATGATTGAGATACAAGGCATAAGCTGCAAGGGAGACTAAAGCAACGAGCGACAAGAAAGCGAAGAACAATCCCCACCAACTCATTCTACCATTTTTATGCTCAACATAACTCAACAGCTTAATTTTCTTCTCATCCATTTTTTGGCGATGGGCTTGTTCTTTTTGAGAAGTCTCGATCAAAAATGTCACGATTTTAGGATCGATTTCCTGATACGCCTTCAACTCCTGCGCGGAAGGCAGCGACAGGTCATCGACAGAAACGGTTTGCTCCACCTGCTTGGCGACAGCATTACCCAAACCGACCTGCGTTTCTCGCGAACTAATCGAATGCTTCGGCATTTTTTACCGTAATTTTATGAAAGGCTTTATGGATATCGCGATAAACAGCTCGACGATCCTCACGAAGATTTTGCCGATCAGTGGCAATCGTGGAAGGATGGTTCATCACTTCTTCCTTCATGTGCTTAACCTCTTTAGATTCCTCATGGAAATTTCCGGCAGACGCACGGAGAAAGACTTTCACGCCTTTCAAAGCAAAATCATATATTGACCGAATAATGCACATGCTTCTATTTGTTTTTGCAAAAATACACCTGCTCAAGCTTTTTTGCAAGCTTTGGCGAAACTTTTTTACGTGACGCACTTACTTTTAACACTACACGAAGAGAAAAGACTCAAGCTGCTCGATAGCACAAGCAGCTTGAGTCAGATAGGTGCGCCACCCGACCCGGTGGCGACTTATGTTCAAAGCGGCGATATTGTAGCCGGGGCCGGAATATTGTCGGCGGCACGACGGATGCGGTCGCTCAGATCGACAAGCGCGCCTCTAAGCTGCTCGGCTTCCTCGGGTGTGAAGCCCCCTACTCCGCCGTTGCCATCGATGCCGTACATTTTGTGCTGAAACCAAGGCACCGACTTGTCGAAATAGGTGCGAGCGATCTCACGCCAAGATACATTCAGGTAAATATCACGCATACGATCCTTCATATCTGTGATTCTGTCTGCTTTTCTACTTACTACTTCCATAATCTTATTTTTTTTGGAATGGTTCTCCCCGCAGGGAGAACCGTTTGTTGTCATTTCTTAGGCATATCCGTCATCCTATCAAAGATGTCTTGTGCATATTCAAGCAGACGGGGATAACCATTTGGATAACTGTTGCAATAGTTTCTGATTGCTTCAATGAGGTCTTGCTCTTCTGCGGTGACCTCCATTTTAATTTTTTCTTGCTTCATATCAATATCTTTATTTGAACAATGCAAAGATACTATTTATTTTGATAGTATCCAAATTTTACACTATCTTTTTTGATAGTATCTTCGTTTTTTTACTTATTCCGAGGGATAAAGAAAAAAGGAGTCAGCGCAATCACTGCGACGACTCCCCAAACCGCAAGAAAATCAAAAGATAAAAAACCATGAAAGTATTTTTTCACTTCACCAACTTGTAATATCGTGCATAGGTAAGCCGAGTATGTGGGTTGCGGGAAATGATGTCCATACGTACTTCACGACAGCCGAAGCGAAAGAAAAGGAAGCGCTTCGGGACGCGATGGACGATGATGTCGAGCGTATCGGTAGTGGATACGGTGCCTCGAAAGAGCGAATCGGTCACGCAGCCGGAAAGAGACACCCAAGGATCGCTCCACGAAAGACACACACTACTATCCGGCACAGCGGAGGAGCGATATATGGGCGTTTCAATGGTCGTCTGCATAGACGTGGCCGCGGTGGACGCTTCGGAGATGCGAGAGGGACGAATGCCTACTTGGCGAGCTATTTTAACCAAGGAATCGGCACTGCGTCGAAACTCGTCCGGGCGAAGCGTCAACGATGCGACAGATGCGCGGCTACGCCCATTGGGCATCTCTGTAATGTCGGCTGCGCCATTATTCAGGAGTTGCGTTTGATTCTGCTTCAGCCGGTCACGATCGGCTTTCATATTGCGATAAGCTCGGAAGGCGAGCAGCGCCAATGCGGCAAAAAGGAGCATCAGCAACAGCGAAAAGAGATTCCAGCTTCGCTTGATTGAAGAAAACATAGGCAGCATTACTTACAGATGGCACGTACGGTCTTGATAAGCGCGAGCATCGTGGTGAGATAATCGGGTGAGGTGGCGTAGTGACTCCCTCGGTTGTCGCAGATTCGACGAGCGAACTCTTCGGCATCTTTCCGGTAAGGCCAGGCATCGGCAAAGCCGGGCTTTTGCAGGAGGCGGGAATGCTCTTTGAGGCAGTCGGCCAGGGAATCGAAATCTTTGAAAAGTCGGTAGACTACGTAGTACCATCGGCCGGGCGTTTTGCATTTAGTGACCGACACAACGCGCTCGGGAGCAGCAAAGGTACGCGAGGGGGTATTGAAATACTCGTGGGTCTTGATCAAGACGGTTTTTCCCGTCCAATTACTTCCCTTGGTAATGCCGAAGAGGTTAAACCTGCCCACTCGAGACTTTCCCCAGCCGCTTTCGAGGATAGCTTGGGCGGTAACGAACTCGGGCGCAATGTCAGTAGCATGAAGGGCTGCTGCATAGATATTGCGTGCGAAGGCACGCTGCTGTTCTGTAGCCATAATCATTCATCTTTTTTGATGTATTCGCCGCTATCATTAAAATCTTTGAGACGGCGGACGAAGGATGTTGGAAAAATTGGATAAATAGCTTGGATATTTTCGACACAGGAGAAGCCCTCGCGCACCATCATGAAGACGCAGAGGTAGGAGCCAATCCACTGCGTGGCGCCGACGATATTACCTTGTACGGTGTAGTTGGTAAGGATATTAGAGAGGATGAGCAGCACGATGTAGATGCCGATCTTTTTTCCGAACTTACCAAATAAAGAGCCACTTGAAGCATCCTTGAGCATAAGGTGCTTCACGAGGCCAAGCACGGTATCGAGGATGACGGCGCCGGCAATCCACTTGGCAAATTCCCAATCTTGAAAGAGGAAACGAGAGAAATCGACCACAATGGAGAGTGGCAACGAAACAACTGATATCATTGGAAACTTTTTCATTATAATCTATTTTTTTGTTGGGGCAAAGTTAGGTCATCACAGGTGCCGCGCAAAGGACCGTGAAAGATCGTGCGTGCCCAAGGAATCGGGGGCGATGCAGGAGACCATCAGGGTCCAACCGACGGAATGCAGTTCGGTGGCCACGAAGGGGACGATCTCGGCTTTGTCGAGATGTTCGCGCGAGAGCCAATCAACCTCTCCGGCATCGGCATCGGCCAAGAGCCAGGCATGCACCCGAGAAAGCAACCGAAGAGTAGCATCGGAAGCGAGCATATGCTCTGCAGCATCGGCACGATTAGGCATCTTTTGGGCAACCGTCAGCGCCAGGCGTTGCAAGATGCGGTAAGAACCGGGGGAGGACTCAAGCATATCCATCTCTCCAAAATCGACAAAGAGGTAGGAACCAACAAGCTTATCGATGCGCTGCTTGAGTTCGTCGAAAGATTGGCCATAGACATAGTTGGCAATCTCGGGAACTCTCGATTGATCCGGCAAACCGCGCAAGGCTGCCACTAAATCGTTGTAAGCCGGATCATCGCTCGACCCATTGGTAAACATGGAAAGAATACCTCTCGAATCGGGATACCGGGCAAAATAGAGGAACTGTTCTTTAATCATATTATATCGTCTATTACAGATATGGGTAAGCCTACTTCGGTGCTGATTTTCGCCTTATCCCAACCAAAACCTCTCATATCCTTGACGGCATCAATGGTTTTCTTACGCAGGACTTTGAGATAGGTAAGCACGTTCATCTGCTCTATTTTATGCGCATCGCCCAAGCCTTCTTTGGAAAGGTCGTAGAGAGCATCAGAAGCGTCGGTCGTGATCGGATGATCGGGACGCGGGATAAACTTGGCGAGCAACGAGAAGGAGGTTTTACTGAAGAGGTAATTGTTGAAAGCTTGAAAATTGAAGGATATGGCGGCAAGCAGCTCGGGCGACAAGGCTGCGAACTCGTGCGCCAAGGCGTGGGCTCGCTCGGAGTCGTAGGTTTTCTCCGGATAATAGAGGATGGCCGCCAAAAGCGGAAGCGCCGACTCGCCCCTATCGATGAGTTCGCGCGCTTCGATATATTGAAGTGCCGTGAGCGAACACGTGAGTACGCCATAGCTCGATTCAACAGTATAGCCCTCAAAGCGACGGTCTTTGATGTGCACCGAGGGAATGAGCTGCGCGCAAAAACAGAGGTCTACGACGTATTGATAATCGAGCCGGCGCAGGACGCGGGCAATCGGATGATGAAGGCGGAAAGGATCAATGCGTCGACAGAGTTCATACGTCTCAGGATCAATGCCATCGAGGACGGCATTATTGTCGGGATAATTGATTTGAAAGAGGAAGGTCAACTGCTCGGAGATGGCAACGAGGTTGGCGATCTGCTCCTCGGTGCGAATGCGCCGACGGTCCCAGCGCATAACATCGCAAAGATAGTTGATGCGCACCTCTCCGGCAGAGAGTTCGCCGGCCGCCATCCGTAACAAGTCAGCCACGAGGCGGGTGTATTGGCGGTCGGTCATAGCATCCCAACGGTTAGGGATGCGATAGATTTCACCTTTGTATACGAGTTCGATATTTTTTATCATGGCAACATAATGATATTATCTTCTAAACTATTGTAGGCAGAATTAGAACAAAAGTCGGCTACGCTATCCGTAGACAGCAACGTATCGGCGTTGGCGATGAGTTCCTCTGCTTCACGGTCAAGACGGTCGGCAAGAGCAATGGCGGCATCGTGTTCATCTTTGCCGGAACGGCTGACGTGGTTTTCGGAGAAGAGGTTACGAATAGTCGGCGGAAATTCAAGCATATCGAAACGACGGAGCGATTTGGCAATGGTTTTCTTGACCAAGGCCAGCCGAAGCATCGGACGAACACGCGGAGCGTTGTCTTCAGTAAGTTTCTCAAAGTATGCGGCCAGCTGCTCGTCGAGCGTCTCTTTCTGCAGGGGCACGGTGCGGAAGAAGAAGAGGTACGATGCGTCGATGGGATAGATCATATCGAAGTCAGTCATATTCTTGATTTCGCAATCGACCAGGATCGAAAAATAGCGCGTCTGCCGCCACAGGGCCGCCGGAGAAGCAGCGTCGAATTCTTTTACTTCTGCATCCATTAGCGACTGCACAATGGTATCCAGCGCATTGCAGTAGTTTTCCATATAGGCACGTTTCATAGCTTCTATCTCGTACTTATAGAGGTTTACATCATTTTTGCGACGGTTGATGCTGTCGAAGATGAGTTGCGTGGCCATCGTTATATTCGCCATCGCAGAACGGAGCCCTTCTACGAGGAATGACCCCTCGGGCTCTGTTATGATGGCACGAAAGACTGCTGTGCTGATGGCTGTCTCTATCCGCTTTCGAGCAGAGAGGCCTGAGGACTGAAGATCGTTCAAATCCATATTCGTCTCCACCCCCGGAGCATATCTGCTAAAGGTGGCGAAATCGTGGAAAAGCTCTGTAAGAATATTCATGATTGCTGCTGATTAAGTCTGTCTTTAGGCGATACATCTTCTTGGCGTTGGGGAACTTCTCTATAGAAGCCGATGCGATAACCTTGTTTATAGAGATGCGGGAAGTTGAGCTGCAGGGCGAGATTGAACGGTGCAGCACAGATTTCATCTTCAGGCGTGAGCGACATTATATAAATGAGGTAGTTGTAATAGGCATCAGATCCTGATTTGCTGATAACGCCATCCTTACCGACCGCCGTGATTGACGCATCAAGGCCAACACTCGAAAGCAAAGCGTCTTCAGCACGTTTATCATATGAGATAAGTGCTTCTATGTATTCTTTGTATTTCAGATCGATTGTTTCGATTTTCCAAGTCTGCTCGTGACCGGATGCATCCATAAACGAGATTGATGAATACGCCTTTCCTTGATTGTCCGCTCCACTCAGATAATCGCCTACTTTGCGAAGCTCCAAGCGCATGTACTCCACCAAGAGTGATTCACGGTACTCTGTACCGATCTGTATGCCGTTATAAGTGACTAATTCCTTATTTTTCGATTTGCGCAACTTATTTTCTTCGCAGAGTTTTATGAGTTGCGAGCGCTTACTCGTTACCCAAGCGTTAGGGATAACGATGTGAATCTTCGCGGCAAGTGAATTGCGCAGGAAAGAGTTGATGTAGGTGGCTGTTTTGTTACTACCTTGAATATACGGCCGCGCCCCCTGATGTGTTTCGTTCACTCCATAGAACTCATCGACAGATTTCTCTCGGTGATGCGACACTGCGGCATAGAGATAGTTGTCAACTTCTGACAAGGCAAACTTTGGATACATCTTATAGTTGCCAAGTCCGTACGACCACCGACCAACTGCGACACTATTAAAATCGCTGTAGTTAATCTGACTATTGACCACGTTCTGCTTTGTCGTAGCCAACCTGCAGTGTTTATTCTCCAATGCTTCAAGACCAGCAACAGGCATCAAGCCCAGCCGCTTGCCGCGAGAGAATCGCCACTTGCAGAAAAAGTCGCCGAAATAATAAAAGTTTTTGATATTTGTCTTCGCAAATTCTTGCGCAGAGCTTTCCAAGCCACGCTCCTCCCACGTGTTCATCCAATCGTCCCATTCAGGAAGAGCAGTGTACTGACGCTTCATCTTGCCATTTTCCACTGTCTGCACATACGCACATGGGCCATGCCCATAAAGCATTTTGATTTCCTTACTATATAGACGAGGAAGTAGGCGGTTCTGCTTTATCTCCATCGTCACCTCGTCACACAGAGCGTTGTTCATTCCGCGCATACACACTTGGTAGCCATTGACACTAAGCCACCGGTGCTCCTGTAGACTCTGTTGTATGCCCTGTGGGACGAGCAGACCTGGTGAACCAAAAACCTTCTGCCCTTCCCCTATCTGAAAAGAGAAGACATTTCCATCCTGAATATAATTGCCGGCATTACCGTATAGTTCTATACTGTCATTCATAACCAGTTTATCTTGTGAAGTTTATATCCATCTTGTGGAAAACCCATATACCTAATGAGTATGCGATAACACATCCTCGGTTCTCCATTTTCATCCTCAAATAGAAAGTAATTCTCGGAATCAACGGCGAACTTATCCTGTGGCAACTGCGTACGATGTTTACAATGCTCCTTCACCACAAGACTATCCCCAGCCTTCCCTTGCGATCTTGAATAAGGGAAAAAGCACAATGTAAAATCCCCCTCGGGCATTCTGCTTATCTCCCTTGCCCATTGCATCGCATTGACGCCATCCATTTCGATTCCCTTTTCCATCACTTGCGAAATTACTGCATTCCAGCACAGAAAGAAAGGACTAAAAACGGAGGTTGGCATCATATTTCCGTTCTTTCGAGAAGATGCACCTCATTATCACAAATCAGCGGTGCGTGGTGATTTGTGGCGTTTGTTTATTTTGTTTTTTATTTTTCAAAGCACAAGTGATTATTTTTCAACGAATTTCGGATTCAACCTATGTAAATAGTTCCTATTTTATCCCATTCCAAACGTTTTTTATACAAGATTTTTGACCTTATTGAGTGTTATATCGTCAGGTTTTCAGGTAAATCATCGGGATAACTACTCAATTCTTTCTTGATTATGTCCGAATAAAGGCCATACAAAAGGTAAATCATTGCACTTGGAAGCTGTGTAGTCAGCCCTGGTCTACGTTTCAACTCTTCTTTCTTTTCGCTCGCTTTATCAAGTTCTATTTTCCCATTGGTTTTCTTCAGTGGGCTGATGAGGATAGCACTACACAAATTGGCACACTCGTTTTCGTCAATACGCACCTTGGGAAGCAAGGGGAGCTTTTCACCAAAGAGCAGCTGACACAAGCGGAACTGCTGCCAATGGTAGATAGTAGGCGCGCCTTCGTTGTAAAGAAACACAGAAAATCCATAGCTTTCTAAAGCTGCTTTCATAGCAAGCGAGTCGGTGGTTATCTGTTCCAGCTGTTCTCGTGTCTTGTTTCCGGCACGATCGGGATAAAGGTGAATAACCTTGTTCACAGCATCGGCACCAAAGAACGAATACACCTGCTGCGCAAGGTTCTGTTGGTCGTCGGGTATATACGCCCAAAACTCTTTAATAATGTCGAAGCGACTGCCGTATTCTTTCTTTTGGCCTACGATGAGTGATTGAAAGTTTCCCGGATCGTAACCTATGTATAGAGGTTCGCGCTTATCGTAGTGGCGGAGGTAGCGTGCGGTGAGCGTGAAGTGATCTTTAAGGTTCAGCTTCAATATTTGGTCATAAATGTAGCTATCTTTAAATTGGTGTCGCTCGTGGTCGTAGCTTGTAAAAAACTTATTGGTTACCTCCTTATGGCGGATAGCACAGATAGCGGTAAGAAACTCGTCCATATCGAGCGTATCGAGCTGCGTCTTAAAAAACTTAGGACCGAGAATATCCTTATTACAGAATGACGAAGCGCGAATGTAGTAGATGGCATTGCGTCGCATGTCAGCAAGACGGGGTTTCCAGCGTGCAACAAAAGCGTGGAGCCGTTCGTTCTCCAGTCTTATTTTCTCTATCGTTACCGGATTCTTAGAATTTCGGAGCTCCTGCTGCAACATATACTGTCTGTAAAGCGATTGATTGATGGAAAGCGAAACGGAGGCTATCTCTTCAATTAGCTGTCGATCCATCTTATTCTCATACTCCTCAAACCAATCATCTTCGCCGAGGTCAACACGTGCAGTATCACTCACTCCTGTCACACCTTCATAGTAGGCTGACCGACGAATATCGGCAGAACCACCACGCAAAGAAGGAAACAATCGAGACTTGAGCTTCTCACCGCTGTTGTGTTTCATCTCCTCGACAAAAGCGTGAACGGCGTTGCGTCCTGCCACGCTTTCAGGCTGATCCGAAGAAACAAGCTGCAAGTGCGCACCATTGCGAAATATAACCGAGTGTTTGGCGTAGGCTATCGGATAGCGTGGCCGTCGGAAGTGTGACGGAAGTTTTGCCTCGCCCACCACATAATCAATGCCGTACTCAAGCATAGCACGCTGTTTACCTCCGACGATGACAGGCCGAGAGAATGAAGCCTGAATATTAGGCCAAACGTTCGTCATCAAAGCTACATAAGTTTTATGCACGAGGAACGATAGTTCTCCAGGCATATCATTCGCCACGCGAATGAGTCGTGGTACAATCACGCCCTCAGTCTTACCAGTTGCACGCGCCCACTCGGCATATAACATATTGGGATCAATAATGTTAGCCAGCAACTGCACATGATTCATATAACAATGCTCAAACTCGAGCACGCAATTTTCATTTGGCTGAATATCAATCATTCTGAATCTCCTCTACTATTTCAGCATCTTGTATATCAGCATCACGCAGTAGTCGTTTCTTCTCCTTTGTCTCAATAGGCAGAGAATCGATAAGCGTAACATAGAAGCCTTGGTTGTGTTTTGCAGCAATTTCTTTCAGGTTTTTCTTCGAGAACCCAAGTTGCTCAGGAGTCAAATCCGGAGAGAGCAAAAAGATAACTCCCAAGTCTCTATCTGCTTCTGCTATCTCAGAGGACCTACGACGACACTCAAGTGCTGCATCATAACAAGATTTCATTCCCTTATAATCACCAGTAGATCCACAGAGTTTGGCAAGGTCTTCATATTTGTTTGCAAAATTGCTTTCCCAAACTTTAATAGGCACATTGCAATCAACTTGAAAATAATTGATTGCTTCATAAATTCTTGCCATACAAGTCCGCTCTTCAATCTTGATGCGCTGCTCAGCGTTAATTCGCAGCTTCAATTTTTTTGCAGCCCTTGTAATATTTCGCTCATATTCGAAGATTTCAGCAGCCCATTGCAGCTGCTGCAAAAACAATTTAATGTCTGATGGAATACCATCACAATATCCGCCTGTAAGAAATGCGGATATAAGGTCTGGATGAATAGAATCTAATTTTTCAATTTGACTTTTCATATACCAAACAAATTCATTCGCAGGTCTTTTTCTTCACGCTCGTTCTTGCGTTCTTCAAGCAGAGTGATAGCATCAATCTCTCCTTTCTCTGCCTTTTTAGCGAGTTCTGCGTCAATATTATATTCACCAAGCGCACGTCCTTGATGATAGGCTTCGAAATAAACATCGCCAGGCGTGTTTATGCGATACAACAAGGTCGTGCGCTGAGTTCCTTTCAGACCGAGCAACCTGCAGATACGTTCGGGCGTATAACTCAACGCTCCGAACGTTCTTACTTGATTTATATACTCATCTGACAGTACTTCTTTTTTGATTAATTCTGACATAGAATAATCTTCTTGGTTTCATCTTCAGAAAGAACAGCCCCGTCTCTCTCTAACAGTACCGGCTGCTGTGGAAACATTGCCATGAATCTGCGTACAGTTGCAGCAACGTACTTCGGGTCTATCTCCAGGCCATAGCCTATACGGTCAGTTTGCTGGCAAGCCATGATGGTGGAACCTGAACCAGAGAACAAGTCCACAACAATCTCACCGTTCTTTGTACTGTTTGTTATCGGATATGCCATGAGGGCTATAGGCTTCATCGTAGGGTGCAGCCTGTTGGCTTTTGGCTTGTCGAAATTCCATACCGTTGTCTGCTTCCTGTCAGCGTTCCAAAAATGGGCAGCACCTGTTTTCCAACCATACAGGCAAGGCTCATGCTTCCACTGGTAGTCCTGACGCCCCATGACGAATGTATCCTTTACCCAAATACAGCACTGAGCGATTTTGAAACCTGCTTCGCGGACAGCGCGACGAAAATTCTCGCCTTCAGAGTCAGCATGGAAAACATAGAAAGAACCTCCAGGCTTTACAATGGAAAACATCACATTGAAGACTGATTGCAAAAAGCGAAGGAATAAATCATTTTCCATTGAGTCATTCTGAATGGTGAGTTTACTTTCTCCTCCACCTTCATAATTAACATTGTATGGAGGGTCGGTAAGTATCATGTCAGCCATTCTTCCATTCATCAGGGCGACAACATCTTTCTTTGCACGGCAGTCTCCGCACATCAATCTGTTGTGTCCCAATCGGAATATATCTCCAGGACGGACAAATAACTCTCCCTCGTCATCTTGCGGAGCAATATCAACAGTATCCTCCTGTATATCCGCAATATCAGTATCGGAAGAGAACAGCTTTCCTCCACCTATAGAGAAATCGGTAAGCTTTACATCATATCCAAGGTTAAATTTGGAAAGGTCTTCTCCGTTGATATTGTATTTCGTAAAAAGTAGCGTATCCGGATTCTTTTCAGCAAACTCGGAATTATAAGCAGCTATTTCCTCCACTGCTTCACGTTTATTGGAAGCCTGAATTTCCTCGTATGGGATTTCAGGAATACGAAATCCATAGGAACGAAGTCTCAGCAGCGCCTTCCTTCTTTGATGCGCATCAATAATCCACAATTTACCATCGGGATCTTTCCACACTTTAAACGAGTACTTAAACCCACGTGTAATTATTAACATCTGCAACTTCGACAATTTGTCTGCATCAGGTTTTTTAAAGTCTTCCTGAAGTTCGATAAAAGAATCCAGCGGAGCAGTAGGCAGATTGCCCAAGTTAAAAACTTTTATACAATTATCCATTCTTTTACTTGTTTTGTTGTTCGAGGACCATTTTAAATAATCTCTCACGCTCTTGATGCCTTTCGAGATTTTTACGATCAGTGTCACGACGATTTTTACGGTCGTGACGTTTAATATATGAACGATAACGCTTGATATTGTCGAGCACATTCTTGTGCTGGCGAAGGAACTCTGCCGGATCAGCCTTTAGAAGCCGAATAAGTCGTGCTATCTCTGAACGGCCGAAGAGTATGGGATGTTTGCAGAGAAATTTCCCCGCATCGTTAAACGATTGCAGCTCGGCGAAAGCCTGGAGATTTCGAATGCGTAACTCTGCCATATCAGCTACGGCCTGCGCGGTCGGATTCGTCTCCAGCTGTTCGTCGAGCTGCTTCATTTTTCGCCACGTATTGATGCGATCGTTATAGATAACAGTAGCCATCTGAACATCCACATCGAATAGATTACCCCAATCTATTTTCGGGTATTCTTCTTCTTTTTTTTTGGCGTAACAGGCTTCCTTCCTTTTTCAGAAGAGTTATCCACAGAGTTATCCACAACGGGAGTTTTGTTGTTCTCTGCAGCACTTTCATTTCCTTCACCGTCTGTCGGGTTATCGGTATCATCTCCATCTGCAGGAGAATCGTTTCCTTCACCGTCTGCCTGGTTATCGGTATCATCTCCATCCGTAGGAGAATCGTTTCCTTCACCATCTGCCTGGTTATCGGTACCATCTCCATCCGTAGGAGAATCGTTTCCTTCACCGTCTGCCGCAGCAAAGAACTCGCGACGATAACGTATGATCTCGTCTTGTTCGCAAAAATCAAGAAGACAAAAGAGAATATCTTCGTGATTTTTACGCGCAGCAAAATCAAATCGGATGAAATCTGTGAGGTGCGGAGCTTTCTCGTGCAACAGTGCAAGATCAGCTTCCACAACATCCGGACAGCTCAGTTTGCGGAATATATGAATTTTTTCTTTTGTGCTATACATAATTTTGTTTTTTAACCAATTACGTGAACCAGTAGAATTACAAAAACTCCTACCGGTCCACAAACAATGTCATATTACGCCCCAGTACGCGAGATCTCGATCAGCGTCGTAGTATCAAGGATACGGAAAGTAATAGAAGCGCCGGTCTTTGCTGTCCATGTAGCCCCTTCCTCAAGAACAAAGGTAGAGCCATCAGCAATGGTAGCCGGTTTGTCAGACCCCGCACCAATCAACGTGATATATCGTCCCTTATCGGCTTTACTAAGTCCCGATACAGTTGCGATGGAAGCCGCAGCTGAAGTTCCATTCGGAATCATATAAGTATTAGAAGCAGCCGTAATGGCAATATCTGTAGCCCCTGCCGGTACGGTAGTTGCAGCTGTCACTGCGGGATTACCCGTATAAATTAGAGGAAGATCCACAGAACTACGTTTAAAGGTTAAGGTTGCATAACGCCCCTCCTTATCATCCTTTGTTTCCGTATTAGAAAGGATTATTGGGCGTTCTAACTCTCCAAGAATAAACCACTCTTTCTTCTTGATATGCTTAAAGAGAAGGATAAACTTACCACCACTATATTCTTCAATAAAATTGTAAAGCCGCGCACGTGCGCCCCCCATGACGAGAACAAACTGATTCTCACCGGTTGTTGTAATATCTCCTTTTTCTGTTGTACCTGTGAATGTGGGAATATCGTGCGCTTCGAAATAGTGTGGAATCTCACCCGGTTTCAACGAAATCGGCGCAACCTCTCGATTAACATTCGGCTGTGGAAACTCTTTGGTTCGATCAATTTGGTCAAGGGCGATGAGGTAAACGATATAGGAGATATCAGATCCATGCGTATCTCGATCGGAGACATCATCAATGTGTCCGAGAACTGCCATCGAAGCAATAGAGATCCCCGCCCCACCAAGCTGCAGTAAGGAATGATCAAGAATAGCACTAACAAACAACACCAAGCCAAAAATAGTCAATCCGACCATCATATTAAATTTTTTATTTTTCATTTTTTCTTTTTGTTATGCAGGGAGCTGTTTGGCTCCCTGCTGTGAAACAAACATATATTTAATACCACACAACAATGGTCTTTGTATTATCGTCCGCCGGGAACGTTCGGTTGAAGTTCCTTATTTATGGTACGTTTACCACCTACACAACGCTCCAACTCACGGAAGTTGCCGTCGGCTCCGAGAATCACCATGATGTAGTCGCCCACAGCCGTAGCTGTGAATGCGGCGGAAAGATTGGCGAACTTGCCCGACTTAGCAATCTTTGGCAGATGTTCAGGCACCCCAGCCTCTATGCAGTACGCCACGCCAGCCTTTGCACCAGTGATGTCGGTATAGGTGTCGGCGGTTGTGGTTGCTCCCGTCACCTGCCAAAAGCCGTTGGCAGCGTCCACCTTATCGATGATGGTGCCAGCGAAGAGGTTGATGAAGATCTGCTGCCACTCCCAGGCATTTTCATCCATCGCTTTCTTGGTGTCGAAGCGACGGCCCGTGAACGAGGCAGAGCAACCTTCCTTCCAAGTACTCCACGCACGGACTTGTTCCATCTGTTCCTGCATCTTCATGGAGAGCATCTCTCCCGGTACAAACTCGAGGAACTGAATATTGCCAGGCTGATGCAGCATCATGAACGGCAGCTGGCCGAGGTAAGGCAACCAAATGATGCGGATCGTACTGTCGGGAACGACATTGAGCGCCCCCATCGGGCCGCTGAAGTCTGTGTCCTTACCGTATGTAGTGCGAACATTCTTAATCCACCACGACTGGTGGTTCTTATTGAGATAGACACAGTGCTGGTCGATGTCCATATCCTCAGTAACGGAGCTGCGTACATCGGCAATGAACTCCTGCACAGCAGGGAGAAAAGTAGCCTGTGTATAGCTTCGGTATTCGTTGCCAGAGTGAGGCTTGATATCGTACTGGTGAACATAGCGAAGCAAAGTATAAAGGATACCCGTACCCGCATTTTGGTAAGAACCGGCAACACCTTTTTCGGGTTTCACATAGATGCCACGCATACGACGTTTGTTCTGCTCTACCTGAGCCGTGGTGAGCGTGTTGAGCAGCTGGTACTCAATCATCGTCCACTTGATCGGATCAGACCCTTCCTTGTTGAGATAGCCTATATACTTGCGCTCGAGTTCCTTCATAGGTCCCCATTCCATCTTAATCATCGCATCGTCAACATACCCCATATGGTTTTCGATCTTCATGCCACCCTTAAAGACCTCACCAGGCTGATAAGCCTGAGAAACCTCATCGAAGAATGCATTGAAGACGAGACCGCGGTCCTGATAGCCGTAGGCTACGGGGAAGAATTGGGTCATGTCGCGCCCCTGAAGCACACGAGCGATAAGCGCGTCCTGACGCAGCACGACGAACTGGTCGCCGACTCCGGCATTATCCACGCCATCATAGTTGGTGGCATAGGTGCCTTTGGCAAGTGCCAGAGCATCGAGCATCTTGTTCTGCTGGAGATACTGATAGCGATTCTTGAGCGACTTAGCAAAGTTGCAGGCAGCCTTGTAGAAAGCTACACCGTCCACCTGTTCGTCGACTTCCGGCATGGCAGCTGCCGCACGGGGATTGGCTGCAATTCGATTCCAGCGGTCCTTCATGGAAAACAAAGGATGATCGACACCAAACAAATATTCGGGTGTATTGCCGAATCCGTTGATGTTGAGCGGAGAAGCACTGACGGTCTGTGCCGGGACATCAGGTGCAGGTTTCTCGGCCATTGCCTTGAAATCGGCGCGCATCCCCTTGATGCTTTCAAGAATGCCCTCGAGCGTAGCATTGCTCTGTGGCTGGTTTTGCTGTGGGGCCTCGTCACTCTCTGTGGCAGCTGTTGTTTCTATGCCGTTGAGAACCGACTGGATGGTGTTGAGCGTGGTCTGGAACTCTGCAGCCTGCTGTGTGGTCTGCTGCGCAGTCTGCTCCGCGGCGAGGTCATCGTTGAGCGTAACCTGGTACTTCTTCTGGTATTCGGTCACGACAGCGTTGAACTCTTCCTTGGAAAGACTTTTGTCATCGAACTTCTGCTTGAGGTGCAGGAATTCGAGAACGGAGGTAAGTTTCTCTTTGAAATTCATAAACAACTAAAAATTAAAGCATTAAACAATATTATATATGGCAGTCTTCAGTTTGTAGGCATCAGTATACTCACGTCCCATGGTAACGGCTTCGGCTACGGCTTCCTGCATCGTGCGGCTCCCATCGGCAAGTCCGAGTTCCACTGCCTGTGGGGTGTAGAAGGTCTCGCCACGCAGTACCGGCGCATCATCGGGAAGTTCAGCTATCTTACTGCGCTGTGAACGCACCTCAGCAAGGAACTGGATATTGAGAGGATCAAGGATGTCATGCACATACTTCTCATCTTTTCCCTTCCGCAAGTCGTCGAAGGTTTTATTTTTCAAATCTGAATTAGTTGCCTTAGCTTCCACGCGCTTAATACCGAGTTTTGCGAAATAGGGTTCGAAGTCATAAAAACTGCACATTGTACCGATACAACCTACATAATCATTATCGGTCAAAGCGTAAATACGCTTACCATGACAACCAATATAATACCCTGCGGAACAACACATCTGTTCATAGAGCGTTAGAATCGGCTTCTGACAGTTCCTCAACGTTTCACTAAGGCGGTCAAGATACCAAGCTTCTCCACCAGGAGATTTTATGTGTAGGAAGTGACAAGAGATCTGCGGGTTAATTTCAGCAGCCTTAAGGTCTGCATCAAGTTGCTTAGAAGAGAAATTCCAATAACTATCTGCCATAACCGTCCCCCACACCCGATGATAAGCAATGGAATTATCTGGAAGATGCTCATCGTCGAACTCATCTGTAAGCGTTACGGTTGATGTACCATCGTCTTGTGCCAGCACCTCCCGGAGTTCCTGAAGGGCCACGTGACACTCAAACTGATACCAAGTATGGTCTTTTAAATAAGCAGCCACCTCGGCCGGCGAAAAACCGTATGCAGCCTTTACGTCAGAATTACTCTCAATTTTACCATTAAGAGGGAAAGCCGCAAGCATAGCTTGTCGAAAGCCATCAACGGTAATAAATAAAGGATTTCCCGACGCAAGGAGGTTTTGTAATTCGTTCATCAAAATTATTTTTGATGCGAAGTTACATCCTCGAAAATAGAATAGAAAAGACCTACAAAAGAGGGTCTGTTAGCATTTTACACTTTATTATAAGGTTAGCAGAAGTAATATTTGAAGAGATCTGAACACGTGCAGGAACCTCGACAGTACCAATTTTATAAAATCGTCTATCAGATGTTCTTATCATCACAATAGCTTTTCTTTCAATAGAAAAGAGACGCAGGACTTCATCTGCCGGCAAGTCGATCACGAGAGTCTTGTCACAATTCCAAAAACTTCCGGCATCACTGTCTGTAAGTTGCGGAATATATGAGAAGGTATTTGCTACAAATTCATATACATTATTCTCGCTGTGATTAAACGAGCGAACCAGCTCTACTTTAACAACATTTAAAAACTCAACCATACACGTTAGACGAAGTGACCAAAACAACAGTTCGGTCTATATTAAACAATGTTAAACTCCAACATTTCTCCTATAATGCCGGATTTTTTTGGGGCGCAATCGATTACGAAAGCGATAGAAATTCTTTAACAAGGCATCAGCCGATATCGATTTAAGACGATAGGTTTGTATAAACTCATAAATAACATCAAGGTTTTTACGTTGTCTACCGAATTCTTCATTCTCCAAAAGCACACGATGCAGTTCGAAATTAAACATTCTTCTTATCTGTCCCTCTATCTCTTTAGTGGCAGCGGCAGAAAGGTAATTATAGTAGGCCGGATTTTTATACGGCGCACCTTGTATCGCCTTTCTAAATGGAAGATGTATGCGAAGATTACCATCCGTAAGATCAGGCTGATTGGACCGCTGCCGTGACATCTGCTCCCAAACACAGAAATACAAGTCTGAACTACAAGGAATCCTAAGACCACCAGTCGCGGTATCAATCTCGTACTTTTCAGCAATGTATTCAGCAAGATATGGTTCTATCCGTATAGACACCACTCGTTTTCGCAGCCATTTTTTATTATCCATATATGTTTTCTGTTTTTTACGTTCCTACCGTCCTACAATCCTACAAATCGTTGTTTATATAGAACAAAATTAGTGATTATCAGTGAATTACACAAATTCCCCGAGCCATATTTTCAACTATTTTTCCATCATATTTCATCCTACAAACCTACAAAACAGCATTTTTTGTAGGACGACGTTCTTCAACAACCCAAAATCAGCAAAAAACCTATTTCCTACAGCGTCCTACAAACCTACAAGATCTCCTACATACCCACGAACTTTAACATATACACATAAATGCCTTAAATATAAACAGTTATAATATTATTATTTTGAAAAGTAAAGTTGATTTGTAGGATTGTAGGATTGTAGGATGCTGATTTTCTGAAAAATATTTTTCAAAGTAGCTGTTTCCTTGTTTTTTTAGAAATTTAGGGGGTTCGGGGGATTTCGCGGCGCCCCTTCTCCAATTTAAAATGAAACGAGCCGCACCAGTTCGGG